GATTCCATTGACGATGGCTATACCAATATCATGTATGACTTTGCACAAGATCGTTGTGTCTTCTTGATCTACGATGATAACAAGAATATGATCGGTGCAGTTGGAAGGGCATTGCGTAAGGGTGTCTTACCTAAGTGGAAACGATACGACAAAAGGAAAGACCTCATGTTCTTCTGTGGACCAAAGCGTGGTACAGCAGTATTAGTTGAAGATTGTGCCAGTGCCTGTACGGTATATGCTTCTGGGTACACTGGTGTAGCTTTACTAGGTACATCACTCAACGATCATCACATACATCAGTTGCGTGTCTTTGATAAGGTCATTGTTGCCTTAGATGCGGATGCCTCAAAGAAAGCAATTAAAATGCAGAAAATGCTTGCACCACATGTAACATCTGAGGTACTATTCTTAACAGATGACCTGAAGTATTTTACTCCCGAATGCGTTAGGTCATTGCTTACCAAGTAACTGTAGTCGGTTGGTTACTTAAATACTCCCTATGTTCGCCCCTCTTCGGAGGGGCTTTTTTTTGTCTTTGATTTGGTGTACAGTTATGTTTCAACAAACATAGGAGATTACAAATGCGCCCTAGTACATGGACAAAAGAAGATGTAGATACTTTGGTTGAGCTTTGGAAAGCGGGGGTATCATCTAACAAGATAGCCAAGAAACTTAATCGTAGACGTAGTGCAATCACGCAATACCTATGCAGAAACCGAGATAAGTTGGGGCTGCAGAAACGTGCTGAACGAGTCGGTGGTAGACCACGGAGAAGTGTTAAAGATTCATTTGAAATACAGTGGGCAGGTAGTGTACCCTTCGGACACTGGACAATCACAAAGCCTTGGGGTAAAGTATGATTGAGTACAAGTGTAGTCACTGCAGTAAGAAGGCTGTAGTTAAAGAGCAGGATATATTTTATTCATGCGCAGAGTGTTGGTTAAAACGTAATGCGCAAAAGAAAGGTAAGAAGCAATGAGTAAGATTCCTTATGTGGAACGTGCTTATGGTGGCATGGGATTAACAGGTGAGTGTGCGTATCTATGGACCTTATTCTTAATGAACGAGGCTGACATGGAAGAAGATTTCGTGGCTTACGATAAATGGAAACACATGGCAGAGACACTGCAACCTTCAGAGGGCAAGCCTACTCCAGCGGCTGTACACTACAAATTCTTGGAAGATGCCATTAGTAAGTACACCAAGAAAGATTACGTGTACCCTGGCAGTGATCCACAGGAGTAGACTGATGATGAGGAACACATGAGTGATAACGAACACGGCTACTGCCCTAACTGCAACAAGGATTTAGATGGCACTCTTATCTGGGATAGCTTCTTCGACATGTACGGGGATGTTGACAAGGCAGATGAATCGGCTAGCATGTACAGTGCTACACGAGAGAAAGGTAAGTGGGGCTTAAAGATAGGCATTTACGACATGGAGCGTGACATGACTACACACTGGAAGTGCCCAGACTGTGCTCATGAGTGGCCTAGGTAGTTTAAAAAATGATTCATACGCATACCATAAGTATGCAATATGGTACATATATAAACCATATGTTAAATAGGTCTACAGAAATGGCGCATAAAAGTGTAAACAGACAGGAGATATCATGGATATTGTAGATACAATAGAAGATGTTTTAGATTCACCAGAAGTAACAGAAGCATTGCATCAGTTGGTAGATAAGTTCATTGTGAACCGTTTACTTGAAGCACGACAGCGTCGCATCTATGAGTACGAACGAGTCAAGGAAGGTATGCCAGTGAATGCTTATGTGTGCAATGACTTAGAGGAGGATGCATTTGAAATCAGTAGGCGTATTGAAGCGTTGGACCTGATCATTGACGAGTACATAGTAGACCATGAGCCGTACGACTTTGACGCAATAGAGTGGTGGGATGATAGAGAGGGATTAAGCTGATGCCTAAACGAAAGAACAGCCCCGCTTACGGGAAGGGAGATTGGAAGAGACCAGTAGACGAGAAGAAGTACTCTGAAAACTGGGATCGGATATTTAATAAGGGAGAGAAGAATGAAACCAATACAGGAACTAGTACAACTCCTTCTAAGTAAGGAATTCTTTGATGCTAACAAGCATCGCATCCGTACCCGTATGTTTGATGATTCAGACTACGAACAGATATACAAGAGTATCCTACGTGCACACGAGAAGACCGATGACAACATCACTATGCAGGATGTGGCTGCGCTTTACGAAGTTGATAACCCTTCGGAGAGCCGTGCAAAGAAAGAAAACGTACGAATACTATTACGTGATTTGGCATCTAGACCAACGCTATCACCTGACGTTGCGGAAGAAGTACTGCAAAGTGCATGGAGAATGGAGGTTGGTAGGGATATCATGGACATGGGGAACGATATCTTAGATGGTAACATCCAAGACCTAACCCCTATCAAACGACTGCTTGAAAAGACCAAGGATGACTTTACACCTAGCGTTGATATCAAACCATGTACCAAGGATGTCTTTGAACTACTTAAAGAGAACGAGGATGATAAGCGATGGACATTCAACGTACGAGCACTCAGGGACAAACTACCTGGAGTAGCCGGTGGCGAGCTATGCATCATATTCGCCAGACCAGAAACAGGAAAAACTGCAAGCCATGTTTCATTCTGCTACGGGCCAGACGGGTTCGCAGAGCAAGGAGCTAGCGTCCATACCTTTGTTAACGAAGAGAAGGCTACACGTACAATGCTACGTGCCATGTCTGCATTCACTGGTATTACCAGAGAAGAGATATATGAAGACCCACGCTTTGTCGCTAACGAATGGCGTACCATCCACGACAATGTCAACATGTTTGACGCACAGGGTGTGACGATTGAACAGATTGATGCATACTGTGAGAACCACAAGCCAGACGTACTGGTAGTCGATCAGTTAGATAAGGTACAGGTTGCAGGTAACTTCAGCCGTACGGATGAGAAGCTACGTGAGATTTACACTCAGGCACGTGAGATTGCAAAACGGCATGACCTTGCATTCATTGCGATTAGTCAGGCATCCGCTGATGCAGAAGGTAAGACCAAGCTAAACCCTACTGAGATGGAGGGAAGTAAGACTGGTAAGTTTGCCGAAGCTGATATTATTATTGGTATCGGTAAGCACGATACATCAGGTGTGGATGAGGAACCGGATTACACCCGTCACCTCACCATCGGTAAGAACAAGATAACGGGATGGCATGGCACCATTATTTGTGAAATACAACCAAAGCTCTCTCGCTACGTTGATTGATAGGCACGATATGTACGTATTAGGAATAGACATTGAGACCACAGTACAGCGTATTGACGGGAAGATAGACGGTAGTCCATTCAACCCAGAGAACAAGATTGTTTCTTGCGGTGCTCAATTCTTACACGATGAACATGGTCAGTACTTCTTCTTCAATCACAACAAGATGGAGTGTGACCAGAAGGAGTCTCACTTCAAGCTACAGCAGATGCTAGAGCTAGCGGATGTAATCGTAGCTCACAACGCCAAGTTTGATATCCTCTGGCTGCAGGAGGCAGGGTTCACCATTGAGTGTGCTGTCTACTGTACAATGATCGGGGAGTATGTACTGGCACGTGGGCAGAAGATGCCACTATCCTTGGAAGAGACTGCGAAGAGACGCAACGTTACACTCAAGCGTTCTGACTTGATGGAAGAGACATTCAAGAAAGGTATTGGTTACGAAGACATGGACCCAGAGATCGTAGAGACTTATGGCCGTGGCGATGTAATCTCATGCTTGGAAGTATACGAATCTCAGATGCATGACTACCGTAAACCAGAATTCACTGGATTGCGTAAGTCACGTGACATGATGAACGAGATGCTGTTCGTACTGATAGAGATGGAACGTAACGGTATTTACATTGACATTAACGCATTGGATGATGTGGAGAACGAGTTCACTGAAGAGCGTAACGTACTACATAAACGCCTGTACCAGATCGCTAACAGTGTGATGGGGGATACACCTATCAACCTTAACTCACCTGCTCAACTGTCTGAGGTTGTGTACTCCCGCCGTGTTGTTGATAAGAACAAGTGGCGTGAAGTATTTAACATTGGGTTGAACAAAGTAGGCAAGCCATTACCACGCCCACGCTTATCCCCTAAAGAATTTGCGCTTGCTGTTAAGAACAACTCCTCTATCCTGCATCGTACAGTGGGTACACAATGCACAGACTGCCAAGGGTTGGGCACAGTACAGAAGACTAAGAAGGATGGTAAGCCTTACAAGAATCGCTCCAAGTGTGTTGCATGTAACGGGGAAGGTGCACTGTACATACCTACAGATAAGGTAGCAGGGTTTAAGCTTGTGCCTTCCAGCGTACAGGATGTATCCGCTAATGGCTTCAGCACAGACAAGAACACACTACAGTTCTTACTAGCTCAGGCTCAACGTAAGGGGCTACAGGACGCTATTGAGTTCCTACAAGGTATGCGTAGGCTTAACGCACTGAACGTCTACCTAGCGTCTTTCTGTGGCGGTATGAGGCGTAATACACGTAAGGATGGCATCCTACATACGACATTCAATCAGTGCATTACAGCTACTGGACGTTTGTCTTCATCAGACCCTAACTTCCAAAACCAACCACGTAGCGGGACATTTCCGATTCGTAAGTGTGTTGTGTCTAGGTTTGAGGGCGGTGAGATCATGGAAGCTGACTTCAGTGGCCTAGAGTTCAGAGTGGCCGGTGAACTATCTAAAGATGCTCAAATCTACGATGACATCATGACCGGCAAGGATGTACATAAGCAGACAGCCTCTATCATCAACCAGAAGCCCTCAGAGGAGATTACTAAGGATGAGAGGCAACAGGCGAAGGCTTATACGTTTGCGCCGCTCTACGGCGGTCAGGGGGCGCAGGAGGCTCCACATGTTCAACAGTACTTCAAAGAATACTTCAACATCTACGAAGGACTACAGCAGTGGCATGACAAGCTCAAGCGTGGAGTGCTCAAAGACGGAACAGTTACCCTGCCATCAGGACGACAGTTCTTCTGGCAACACGTAGAACGTAAGCCTAATGGCCGTATCAGCTACGGCACACAGATTGTAAACTACCCTGTACAATCGTTTGCTACGGCTGACATCGTTCCTATTGCTTGCATACGTGTCGTTAAAATGATGAAAGATCGACATGTAAAATCGTTATGTGTATTGACTGTACATGACTCCATCGTGATTGATGTGTATCCTGGGGAACAGGAGATCATGAAAGAAATATTAGCGGAGGGCATGGAAGGTGTTGCAGATGAAGTTGCATTGAGGTATGATTACAAGATGGTAATTCCACTCGCCATTGAAATAAAGAGTGGATCAAATTGGCTAAATGGAAATGTTATTTATGAGTGAAGTAGCACTGTACAATGGTATGACTCCTGATCAGCTTATGGCTGCGATGGGGGCCGGTGAAGCTCAACAACAGGAATCAATGGGTAACCGTCTTCCACTTCTCAAGGTTAACTACCAAGACGAAGATGACGATGGTAACGAGTTGAAGAAGGGTATGTTCGCATTGACTCTACCTTCGGGTGCTGTCTATGGTAAGGACGTGCAGGTCCGTGTATTTGCAGATTACATGCAGTACTTGGATTACGATCCAAACGAGAATGCTGTAGTCAACAAGACTATCATTCACCGTGTTGGCGATGAGGCTATTGACGAGACAGGGACTGTTCGTTGTGGTAAGCCTACATCTAAAGAGTTACGTGAGATGGACGCAGATACTAAGCTGAAGTACAAGGACATTACTTGCTTCCGCTATCTGTACTCTACAGTCACGATGACTGACGCTAAGGATGGCGCAGGTAACTCAGTAGAGGTACAGGACGTACCTTGTCTTCTACGCTTGAAGGGTGCTTCCTTCTTGGCTTTCTCACAGGATGTGATTGAGCCTTGTAAGAATCTCAAGCTCAAGTTCATGCAGGTAGCTAGCAAGCTTGTTACTACCCGCCAGAAGAATGGTTCAGTAACTTACTTCACGGTAGGCTTTGCACCTGACTTCCAGAACAAGATGGAGATCAGCACTGACGATCTGCAGTTTATGTCCAAGATACTGGACACAGTAAATGCAGAGAACAAGTCCGTAATGGCAAAGTATAACTCTGCCCTTTACGGTAAGCAAACTGACGTGCAAGACGAGAAGCTTGTTGCCGAAGTAGAAGATTATTTAGAGATACAATAATGTCCGATATGCCTCATTTATACGAGGTTCGGATACAGGAGTATCTATCTAAGTTGTCGGCGGGGGAAGCTCCCCCTGTCGATGACGCTCTTATAGATCAAGCCTGTGAGGACTTTCGTAACGCTCTAATTAAGCAGTTCACTAGGGATGGTGGACGTGACTTCACAGTACGTATGTCCAATGCAGGTAGGCCACGTTGCCAACTGTGGTGGCAGAAGAATCATCCAGAAGATGCATCTAAGCCATCGTATGACTTTATCATGAAGATGTTGTTAGGCGATGTTATTGAGGTTTTGTCCTTGCTTTTGATGCGTGGTGCAGGTATACCAGTCGAGTCCTATCACGGCAAGGTAAAGCTTGACTTAGGTGATGATGCGTCTATCCAAGGAGAGTATGACGTAGTTATTGACGGTAAGGTATGGGACATCAAATCCTCATCTCCTTTCGCTTTTGAACACAAATTCAAAGACTTTGAAACCGTACGGGCCGATGACTCTTTTGGGTACATGGCTCAGGGCTTTGGCTACGCTAAAGCTAGTGGTATGCCGTTTGGCGGATGGATTGTTATCAATAAGTCTACAGGCGAATGGAAGTTTGTCGAAGCAGATAACCAGTATCAAGACGAGTACACTGAAGTCATCAAGGATACCATTGACTACATTGCTACTGATGCTGAGTTTGAACGGTGCTTTGACGAGATTGACGAGACATTCCGTAAGGTGCCTACTGGCAACAAGTACATTGCCAAGGATTGTATGTACTGCGACTACAAGTATTCCTGTTGGCCTACGTTACAGTACAGACGGGTAGAAGCATCACAGGCTAAGAATAAGCCTTGGAGATACTACACGGTGTACAACGATGACGTTCAGTAAGGCGGCTAGAAAATATGGATATAAGTCAGGCTTGGAAAAGACTGTTGCAGATCAGATCAAGGAGCGGGGATTACGTGTTAAGTATGAGGATGCATCTTCAAGAATTAGCTTTACACAGCCCTCTACTGATAGAACGTATACTCCTGATTTTGTCTTGCCTAATGGTATTGTGGTGGAAACAAAAGGCAGGTTCACCTTAGAGGATCGCAAGAAGCACTTGTGGATTCAAGAGCAGACGGACCACGATATACGGTTTGTCTTCTCTAACTCTAAGGCTAAGATACGTAAGGGATCAAAGACATCCTACGCAGACTGGTGCACTAAGCACGAGTTCTTATACGCAGATAAACTAATTCCAGAGGAATGGTTCAATGAGTAAATCAGTCAGCCTAGACCTAGAGCCGGGGGAAGCATTCCTTCGTGTAAGCGTAGACGAGGAAGGGGTTACTAACTTTTCGTGTGGCTTCTATCCTAGCAACATGAATATTGAGAAAGACTTTAACACTGAAGAAGATGTTGACTATGATGATATGCTTGCAGTCTTTATGGCGGGTATATCAAACATGATTCAGAATGACATGGATACTATATTGCGTAATGGCTTTGAGCATTTAGTTGCAGGTAACAAGCCATTTGACTTCATAGTCGATCCTGCTGATGTTGACTACTTTGACGGACTGTCGGATGAACAGCTAGAACTACTACGCATGGAGACTGGAGGAGAGGCATGAGCAAAGAAGACTGGAGTTCTTTTTTTGAACAAGTTAAAGAGATGCATAGCGTAGACGCTAAGGACTTTGATGCTAGACCTGACATGGTAAACTCCCCCAAGCATTACATCCTTAACGACAAGCTTGAAGTCAAAGACGTACGTGAAGCATTGCTACAGAAGCTGATGCTTGATGGTATTGTGCTACCCTATGAAGATGCATTCGACTGGATGACAGCTTGGGAATACGTTACCCGTGCACCCTTCAAGAATAAAGAGGAAGACTACCGTAAAGCTATTTGGTATTTGAATAGTTTGTTAGACCGCATGGAAAAGAGACAGGGTTACGTGCATGACGACACGCAAGATGATTAAGATTAAGTTGCCAGAAGGACAACTGATAAAGCTTTTAGGATTTGCTGACGAGATGCTATCAATGGTAGAGTCTAGTGAGTTAAGCCCTGAAGAGGAAAGGGCGGCGAAAGAACTTCGCCACATATTTAATAAGACATACAACATTTACAAGGATCAGGCCAGTGAAAGTTAAGATTGACCTCTCACGTGATGCCCTGCTGTCTGAGCAGGGAATGACCTTAATGAAAGACTACTACATGCTTCCATGGGAAAAGTCTCCACAGGAAGCGTACGCACGGGCTGCGGAGGCATACTGCTATGAGGATTATCAACTCGCACAACGCATCTATGACTATGCTTCTCTTAATTGGTTTATGTTTGCTAGTCCCGTTCTCAGTAATGCTCCGAGTGATAATGGTAGTAGTAAAGGTCTTCCTATTAGCTGTTTTCTGTCTTATATTGGTGATAATCTTGAGTCCTTAATCGGGCACCCAGAAGAAGTCGCATGGCTATCTGTTAAGGGTGGAGGTGTTGGTGGGCACTGGGGTGGCGTACGTGGCATCTCAGATAAGGCTCCAGGACCCATCCCTTTCCTCAAAGTAATTGATTCGGGTATGACTGCTTGGAAGCAGGGCCGTACTCGCAAAGGAAGTTATGCCGCATATCTTGATGTGTCACACCCTGACATTATTGAGTTCATTAACTTTAAAGTACCTACGGGCGGCGACATTAATCGTAAGTGCTTCAACTTATTTAACGCAGTAAACATTACTGACGACTTTATGGAGAGCGTAATCAATGGACACGAATGGAAACTTAGAGACCCTAATGACGGAACTACAAGAGATACAATCCCAGCTAGAAAACTTTGGGAAAGAATACTTGAAGCTAGGTTCAGAACTGGCAGTCCTTACCTTAACTTTATCGACACAGCCAACAGATACTTACCAGTTAGCCAAAAAGAACTTGGACTCAGCATTCACGGGTCTAACCTCTGCAATGAAATCCACCTCCCAACAAGTGAAGAACGCACAGCAGTATGTTGCCTCTCATCAGTTAACGTCGAAAGATATGACGAATGGAAAGACACCGGCATGGTTGGAGACTTGGTCCGATTCCTTGATAACGTTCTCCAATACTTTATTGACCACGCACCAGAAGAACTTGCAAAAGCTAAATTCTCTGCTCAAAGAGAACGCTCGATAGGTCTGGGTGCTATGGGCTTCCACGGATACTTGCAGTCTAAAAGTATCCCGTGGGAGTCTGGTTTATTCGCAGCCACGAGTATGAACTATGCAATATTCAAGGACATTAAAGAGCAAGCTGTACAAGCATCTAAGGAACTCGCCACAGAACGTGGTGAGGCTCCTGACATGGAAGGTACAGGGATGCGTAACGCACACTTACTCGCCATTGCACCAAATGCTAATAGTTCTATTATCTGTAATTGTAGTTCTAGCATTGAGCCTATTAAGTCTAATGCATATACTCATCGCACTCGTGCGGGTGCCCACCTCGTTAAGAACAAGTACTTGGAGAAAGTATTAGATGAGCACAAACAAAACACCAAGAAGGTATGGGATTCAATCATTGCAAATGAAGGCTCTGTACAGCACTTGGAGTTCTTGTCCGACGAAGAGAAAGCAGTCTTTAAGACAGCGTTTGAACTTGACCAAATATGGGTTGTTGACCATGCATGTAAGCGACAAGAGTTTATCTGCCAAGGTCAAAGCGTCAACCTATTCTTCCCGTCAGGTGCCGATAAAGGATTCGTTAATGCAGTTCATTTCAAGGCTTGGAAGGAAGGACTTAAAGGTCTATATTACCTCAGAACGTCTGCGGGTGTACATGCAGAAAAAGTGGGCACAAAGGTTGAGCGAGTTGCCTTGCAAGACTTTATCGGAGACGACGACGAAGGGTGTGTATCATGTCAGGGGTAAGAAAAGCTTTTAACAAGGGCTTGTACGCACAGTACGATGCTCTTGCTAGAGAAGCTACTACAGACTTCTTGAGGGCAAAAGGATTTGAATGTGTACCCAATCCAGATGATTACGCACAAGACTTAGTTGTATCCAAGGATGGACGCAACTGGTTAGCGGAATGTGAAGTAAAGACCCTGTGGAAACACGGGGACTTCCCCTTCGACAGTGTGCAGTTACCGGAGCGTAAGAAGAAGTTCTTCAACTCGCTGACTGCATTCTTTATCTGGAATATAGACTTGAGCAAGGCTGCCTTGTTTTGGTCAAAGGATGTTGCTACTCTGACTCCAGTCGAGGTGCCTAACAAATACATAGCCGGTGGTGAATACTTCTACCAAATCCCCTTAGAAATGGTGAGGTTTGTAAATCGTGTGTCAAAAAGAATTATTTGAGGATCTTCCTATAATAGAAGCAGAGGATGGACGTAAGTGTAATAAGTGTGGTATAAAAAAACCCATTACAGACTTTAGCTACCACAGTGCCTCTAACTATTTTAGACCTGAGTGTAAAGCTTGTAATAACGAACTTTCTAAGCTTAGAGCAAGATTAAAAAAAGAGTACGGTGTTGCCCCAGAAGATCATGTCTGCCCTATCTGCGAACTATCTACTGCAGATGTTGAGGGTAAAGGTGGACCTGCAGGTGCGTGGGTACTTGACCATTGCCATACTACAAATACATTTAGGGGGTGGTTGTGCCACACCTGTAATCGTGCGCTAGGATGTTTTGGAGATGACGTAGATAGATTAAGTAGAGCAATAGAATATTTAAAGAGGCATAAAGATGATCATTAACGGCATACACATGAATGACAAGGGGATACCTGTTGACAGGTTTGACCTTGAGCAAGCTATTATGGAAGTATGGCAGGTAGTCGGTGACCTCAAGCTTCTCACAGAACGCCTAGAGTACATGAATGAGGATCAGATGTTCTCTGCTGTACATGGACTACAGATCTTTGCTGACATGCGCTGTGAGAGCCTCTGGAATACCTATGAACAATGCCTAAGTAATGGAGGATTTAATAGTGACATCGACAGACGTGCAGACGAGATTGCTAAAGCTTTGGATGAAGCTACTAAAGGCTTCGGTCAAGAACAAATCTAGAAAGATTGCTAAGATAGAATCTAAATTAATTCAGTTAGAATTGGAGATAAAGGATGGGAAGTAACCTAATTGAACGTACAAAGTTTTACCTAGAGATAGCCTCCTGTAGTATCGACTACTGTCCTCCTGTTCAGTACTTCACTGAAGTTTTGGCATCAATAGAAGACATGCAGAAGCAGATCAACGACTTACGTGTAGACAATGATAGAATGCGCAAAGAGTTAGAGAAAATAAATAAATAATCAGATTGCCAAAAGGCAGTTTGTAGATATAATAGTTAGATGGCCGGTTATCATACCGGCTTTTTAACCTTCAACCCACACATAGGAAGAACAATATGTCGCTACTTGAAGGAAGTCTTGTTTACAAGCCTTTTAACTACCCAGAGTTCGTAACCAAAGCAATTGAGCACGAGCGTATTCATTGGATTGAAGATGAACTGGAACTTCAAACAGACGTAGCCCATTGGAGAAATGGTAAGCTATCAACTGCAGAAAAGAATCACATCACGCAGATTCTAAAACTATTCACAGCTACAGACGTGGCCGTGGGTACAAACTACTTGGAGTACTACCTACCCAAGTTTAAGAACAATGAAGTACGTGCAATGCTCTCATCGTTCGCATCAAGGGAGTTTATTCATCAACGCTCGTACGCCTTACTAAACGATACATTAGGTTTAGATGAAGCTGAGTTCTCTGCGTTTGCTGACGTAAAAGAGATGAGTGATAAACTAGAGTTCATGGGTGACATTGATGTTCATAGTCACCAAGGTACAGCGTTAGCTATTGCACGTAGTGTATTGAATGAAGGAGTATCTCTGTTCAGTGCATTTGCTATGTTACTGAACTACCAACGTTACGGCAAGATGCCTGGAATGTGTACGGTAGTTGAGTGGTCCGCACGTGATGAAACCATGCACAGTGATGGCATGGCTATGCTGTTTAGACGGTTCTGTGAAGAACACCCACGGATTGTTAATGATGAGTTTAAGAAAGCTATATACGAAATGTTTAGAGAGTCTATTGCGCTTGAGGACAAAGTTATTGATATTGCGTTTAAGATGGGCGCTGTGGAAGGTCTCACGGCCAAGGAAGTTAAGCAGTATATCCGATTCCTTGCTGATCGGAGACTCATCCAACTCGGTCTTAAGGGCAACTGGAAAGTAAAAGAAAATCCTTTACCTTGGATGGAAACCATGTTAGGCTCAGACTCAATGAGTAACTTCTTTGAGAAGAGGGTTACTGATTACAATGCCGCAGGTATGACAGGAGATTGGGGTTGGACTGATGTTGACACTTACCACAACGAAACTACAGCAACGGAAACGCAAGCAGCCTAATGAAGCTTTCTTGTTAGGGGTACAAGACTTTAAGCGGGGTCAAACCCGCAATCCCTACAAACCTAAAGCCTACTACCACAAGGAATGGGAAAGAGGCTTTAACTACGCCTATCATCAGAATCTTGCTATTTGTGCATAGATGCCTATAACAG